GGAAAGCAACAAGGCAAAGCTTTTATTGTTCGTCAAGACGTCACCGATGAACTCTGGACAAATCACCTCCAAGGAAAAGGACCAGCCTTGGGAATCATCCCTATTACGGAGAACAATGATTGTAGGTGGGGGTGTATTGATATTGACGAATATAACTTTGATCATCTTGGCCTCATTAAAAACATTAGGGATCATAAACTTCCTTTAATAGTATGCCGCAGTAAATCTGGTGGCGCACATGTATTCTTATTCACAAAAGAAAATATTCCTGCATCTTTGATGCAATCAAAATTAAAAGAGATATCAATTATACTGGGTTACGAAGGCTCAGAGATATTTCCAAAACAAACAGAAATATTAGTGGAACGTGGGGACACTGGTAATTTTTTAAATTTACCCTACTACAACGAAACGAAAGGACTAAGATATGCGATTGATGATAACGGTATGGCTCATTCACTTGACGGCTTTTATAATGCGTATAATAAATATAGTTGCACCAAAGGAGATGTCGAAGCAATTCAGATCAGAGCTGAAAAAAGAACAGAAGCATTTCCATTAGGACCACCTTGTCTTAATAAACTTGCAACAACAGGTTTTGGACAAGGCTCCAGAAACAATGCTTTGTTTAACATTGCAGTGTTTTATAAACAATCAGAACCAGATACATGGGAGGACAAGATTGTAGAAGCTAATTTAAAATACATGGATCCACCATTAAGTAACAACGAGGTGCAACAATTAATTAAATCAGTTAACAGGAAAGGTTATGATAAATATAGATGTAAGGATGCACCAATAAATGCTGTATGTCAGTCAGGACTATGTAGAACAAAAAGATTTGGTGTAGGATTTGGAGAGGAGGAAATGCCAGTCCTTGGAAGTTTAACTAAATATACTTCTAATCCTCCGCAATGGTTTTTAAATGTAGACAAAACTAGGATAGAATTAAAATCAGAACAACTTTACAATCCAGGTATGTTTGCATTAGCTTGTTTGGATCAAGCAAACAAAATTGTTCCTGTGCCAAAGCCAAAAGATTGGAAACAACATTTTTTAAAACCAATGATGTCTAATCTACAAGAGGTCGAACCTCTTGAATCGTTGGATCCCACAAATGAATTAGTTGGATTATTACAAGACTGGACCACAAATAGACAATCAGCAAGAACTAAAGATGATATATTTAATAAACTACCTTATACAGAGGAGGGGTTTACATATTTTAGAATGGAAGACTTTTATGCATTCTTAAAAAAGAACAATTGGGATATGGATAAAATTAAAACAGGTAATCTAATTAAAAGATTAGAAGATATTTTTGTAGAGGAAACTAGATTAAGAGTTAAGAATCAACAACCAAGAGTAATTAAAATTAAGACAATGAAAAAAATAGATGCTAGTGTATCTCCTGTAAAATATCAAGAGGACGCATTTTGATGAGAGATGATTTGATGGTACAGCAACAGGTTAATGGTGCATGGCAACACATGGTTGCTGTGATATGTCTTAATCAAACAGGTCGTAAAAAAGTAAAAAGAATATTACCTGCATTTTTTAAAAAATTTTCTAACGCTTCTGATTTGTTGCAATCAGATACAGATACGATAGCAGAGATGTTAAAAGATCTTGGTATGAAAAATGTTAGAGCAAATAGAATATGGAGAATGTCAGAGGATTTTATTGGTTGGGATGGTGATGATGCAACACAATTATTTGGCATAGGTAAGTATGGCAGTGATAGTTATGAGATATTTTGGAAAGGAAACATACCAAAAAATGTACAAGACAAAGAACTTAGACGATACATACGAGAGGAGTTAAATGAAATTTGATAGAGACTTAGGAGTAAATTGGCACTTAAGGTTTAGATTAATGATACATGAACTTAGAGAGGAATTAGAATTAACACAACTACAATTAAGAATAGCAGAAAGGAAAATAAAAAAATATGAAAACAATAATATTAGGACCACCAGGAACAGGAAAAACGACAACGTTATTAAACTTAGTAGACGAGTTTATACAAAATGGGATAAGGCCTAAACAGATAGGTTACTTCTCATTTACAAAGAAAGCAGCAAACGAGGCAGCTGACCGAGCAGCTGAGAAGTTTGGACTAGACAAAGACAGTGACCTGCCATTTTTTAGGACACTACATTCTTACGCATTTAATCAATTGGGTATGTCAAAAGAGAAAATGATGAAGACAGATGACTACAGAGAATTTGGACAGAAATGTGGCATACCAATCAAGACAGCAAAGTATTCAAACGAGGATGGAACTTTTAATTCTGACAACGAGTATCTTACAATCATAAACACAGCTCGTGTAAAACGTATGGATTTATTAGAGTATTATGACTCTAGGCAAAACATGTTAGACATAGAGAGAAATACATTGTATTTATTATCTGAGGAACTAAAAAAATTTAAAAAGGAAAAAGGTTTGAGAGATTTTACAGATCTGTTGGAAGATTTTATTGCTGGTGATGTCAACAATAAGTTTGAAGTTTTGTTTATAGATGAGGCACAAGACTTATCTTTGTTACAATGGGACATGGTCAGGAAAATATGGAGTCGTGCGGAGAAAACTTACATAGCAGGTGATGACGACCAGGCCATATTTAAGTGGGCTGGTGCAGATGTAGATCACTTTATTGCATTGAGAGAAGAGGTTGATGATATACAAACTTTAGATCAATCTTATAGGATACCTGGCGGGCCAATACATGAGCTATCACAAAACATAATAAACAAAGTACAGAATAGATTTGATAAGAACTACAAACCTAGAACACAACAAGGCATTTTAAAAAGATACTCCGATGTAACGCAAGTGGACATGTCAAAAGGTAATTGGCTGGTATTGTCTTCAGCTAATTATTTTTTAGATGATGTAAAAGAATTGTGTCAGATTCGTGGGTGGTATTATCAATACAAAGGATACAATTCAATACCTCTTAAACTATTACTAGCACTTAACAACTGGGAGTCATGGCGTAAGGGTGAGCTTTTAAATGCGTTAGAGATAAAAAACATATACGAGTACCTTGGAGACAATGTATTACCTGGATTTCAAAAAGGTAAGACACTACATTCTGATTATAAATACAAGATAGAAGAGTGTAAAAAGGATCATGGTCTTATTACAGACAGGGTTTGGTTTGAGGCATTTGAAGGTCTTGATCCTATCACTGAAAATTATATTCGTAACATGAGGGCGAATGGTGAGACGTTAAATAAAAATCCTCGTATAATTATGTCAACAATACACGGAGCGAAAGGAGGAGAAGCTGATCAAGTTTTACTTATGCAGGATCTTACAAACGCAGCGTTAGAAACTTTTAGTCATGACCCTGACGAATTACATAGATTGTTTTATACCGGAGCGACGAGAGCGAAGCGTGAACTGCACATTGTAGATCCTAAAAATTTTGAAAAGGCTTACATAGTATGAGTAAAGTATGGGACAAACAACACGGCGGAAGTCATTATCAAAAGTATGTCATACAGCCCAGTAAGTTTGTGGTTGAGAATAAACTTTTATATCCTGAAGGATGTGCTATAAAATATATCATAAGACATCAAGATAAAGGCAAGAAGCAAGATTTGTTGAAAGCCATTCATTTTATTGAGATGATAATTGAAAGGGATTACAAGTGAGAAGCACACAGATACCACTATTTACACCTGAAACAGAGTGGGTAATGCCAGAAGAACTAAAAGATCTTCGTGGTTGCAAAGAGATAGCGATAGACTTAGAGACTAATGATCCTCATTTATTAACGCTTGGATCAGCTAACGTTGCTGGTGAGGGACATATAGTAGGTATAGCGATAGCAATCGATGGTTGGAAAGGTTATTATCCAATAGCACATGAGGGTGGTGGCAACATGGATAAAAAATTAGTTTATTCTTGGTTGCAAGATGTATTTAATCAGACAGACACCACATTTATATTTCACAATGCAATGTATGATGTATGTTGGTTGAGACGAGAGGGCTTGTCAATAAATGGCCACATTGTTGACACAATGATTGCAGCGTCTTTGATTGATGAAAACAGACTATCATACAGACTGGATATACTATCAAAACATTATGTGGGACTTGGCAAAGATGAAAAAATTTTAGTTGAGGCTGCAAAAAATTATGGCATTGATCCTAAAAAAGATATGTGGAAACTGCCTGCATTGTTTGTGGGTCAATACGCAGAACGAGATGCAGAGGCAACATTAAAACTCTGGAAAAAATTAGAGACTGAATTATATAAACAGGAACTATGGGACGTATTTAATTTAGAGACACAACTGTTTCCTTGTCTGGTTGACATGAGATTCAAAGGTGTAAGAGTTGATTTACAACATGCAGACAATTTAAAGAAAGATTTAATAAAAAGAGAGAACGAAATACATAATAAAATCAAGGGTTTAACAGGACTTGATGTAGAAATACATGCAGCCAGAAGTATAGCCAAAGCTTTTGATAAATTAGAATTACCATACGACAGGACAGAAAAAAGTGACGAACCTAGTTTTACAAAAAACTTTTTACAGAATCACCCACATGAGTTACCAAAATTAATTGCAGACGCAAGAGAAATAAACAAAGCACACACGACATTTATAGATTCAATAACCAAACACGCTGTTGATGGTAGAATACATGCAGACATAAATCAAATAAGATCAGATCAAGGTGGCACAGTCACTGGTAGGTTTAGTATGTCAAATCCAAATCTACAACAGATACCTGCAAGACATCCTGAGTTAGGACCAATGATAAGATCTATATTTATACCAGAAGAAAAACATGTATGGGGTTCGTTTGACTACTCACAACAGGAGCCAAGAATTCTTGTGCACTATGCAAAGATACAAAAATTAGAAAAGGTTGATGAGATTGTAGAATCATACAAATCTGGTAACGTGGACTTTCACCAGATTGTTGCTGACATGGCAGGCATAGAGCGTAAACAAGCAAAGACAATTAATCTAGGTTTGATGTATGGCATGGGTAAGAATAAACTCATGGCAGAGCTGGGTTTAAGAAAAGATTCTGCAGAGAAATTAATTAAACAATATCATGCAAAGGCTCCGTTTGTTAAACAGTTGATGGACAATGCAACGAGAAGAGCAGAAGATAGGGGTAAAATAAGAACGCTACTAGGCCGTGCGTGTCATTTCGATCTTTGGCAACCTGTGCAGTTTGGTGTGTTTAAACCACTACCATTAGAACAAGCAAGAAAAGAATATGATGAGCCTTTAAAACGTGCATTTACTTACAAAGCTTTGAATAAATTAATACAAGGAAGTGCTGCTGACATGACTAAAAAAAGTATGGTAGCATTATATGAAAATGGTATAATACCACAGCTAAAAGTACCTAATAAGGTTGATTATGAAAAAGGAAAAAATTGGGGCGATATTAAGTAAACTAAATGTTTGGTCCTTGTACTATAGACAAGAAATCGTATTGTTTTCTGCAGGATTTATAGTAGGTTTTATTCTTGGATTATGGCTTTATTAAACGCAGACATTCCACCTATATATTGTCAAGTAAGGAAGGAGTATCTTTATGACTTTAAAAAACATCACGGAGAAAGCGAAGACTGTGTGGTCTTCGGTCTTACAAGTATGGCAGGGGCAGCAACATTATTTCACATCATGTTGCCAAATGGTGCGGTCTTTTTTAGATTGCCTATCTCAGCGTTTTTCCAAAAGGATCTCGATAGAGCCAAAGTGCCAGATATGCCTGTCGACACGCTTCAATTGTGGAATAGTTTCAGCTATTATCCTAGCGTGCATATGTTTAATTATCTAACATCACAACGCGGTAAATACTTCGGAAAAGATAAAAAATTATATTATGGTGAATATTTGTTCACCATTGACTGGTGTCATCCTGAGAGTAACATCCTGGATACTGAGCATAGTGAGATTCCTCACGAGCATAAGTGTGGACACGTTCTTGCTCTTGATAATGGGAATTTTGCTATTCAGCCTAACAATCGCATCCTTTGGAATATTAGCAAT